CATACGAAGTAAATTGAAACGCTTTATAGTTTCTTTTCTTTTTTGCTTTCTTAAATAAACTATAAAATAAATGTTCTGTCCCATCTCTAGAAAATTTTCCCTTTGGAGTTCCACCAATTATAAAATCAGCTTTATAATCTAATCCCATAGGAAGAACTGATTCGTACCATAACTTTTTATCTTTCAATACAATTCCAGCTTCATTTATTACAATCAGATGGTACGAAAAACCCTCGAGATTTTCGGGCTTATCAGCACTTCGAAAATCTAATCGAGCTTTGCCAAAACTCAACTCCATTTTCGTTTTGTTCATTTTCCATAGTTTTCTATCAAAGACTTTTAATTCGGGCAGCATATATCTTTCATAATATCTTTCGATATTTCCGTAAATCGTATCGAGCCACATTACATAAATTTCTTGCTCACAATTATTCGCAAGAAATCCAACAATGTACTTCATTATTCCACGAGTAAAACCGAACCTTCGCCCTTTAGATATTATCTTATATCTATTCTTATCAAGCAAAATTACATTTTGCTTTGGAAGATAATCTTCCTCAATTCTAAACCTTAGCAGCTTAAAATTATTTCCGGTTTTTTGTTTGTTTATATTTATCTGCATTAACTATTTCAATCAAATATTTAATTTGTTTGTCCTTATCTTCCTCAAATATTTGCAAGTGATCTCCCAATAATTTTAAGGCAGGAATTTTAGGAGCAAGTTTTATTTTTCTTCTTATCGTTCCGTTTGGTAATTCGATCTCAGTTATTTCCTGAATACTTGCTTGTTGATTTACGTCAAGTTTTTCTAAATCTTTTAATCTACCAAAATCAAATCCTATACTAGAAAGTATATCGACAAGATTTGAAAAACCACATTTTGCAAGTTCTTCCAGAACAGTTTCAGCAGTAACCTCCAATGTTTTTGTTTTTTTCTCAACTAAATATTCTATGTATTTTTTTACATCTTCGTTCTTTAATAATCTTTGTCCGATTGAATAAGATGTTCTTTTTGAATATCCAGTTGAGATTGCCGCCTCAGTTGCATTGAATTTTTTCGCAATATATTCGTAACAAAATAATTTATGCTTAAGGTTTTTAGGTGGTTTTTGGATTTTTTTATCCATATTGGATTTTTTTTTCTAACAATTTACTCAAATCTATTGCTTTTATTCAACATTTTTATTAAGGTTTGAACAATTATTTTTTAATAATTTAACAAGGCATACAAAATGAACCCTTTCGAGATATTCAAATCAGGCACTTTCAAAGATTCAAAAGGCATAACAAAAACTTTTGCAGATGATGAACTAGACAAAATTGTAAACAGTTATAATGCAGAATCAGAGAATAAAGAAGAAGCGCCTATTGTAATAGGACACCCAACAGACGACACAGCTCCGGCTTATGGATGGATTGAAAAGCTCGAAAAAGTTGGAGATAAAATACTCGCTTATCCAAAACAAATAGCAAACGAATTCGCAGAAATGGTAAAGCAGGGCAGCTTTAAAAAGAGAAGCGTATCTTTAGATCAGGACTTAAACTTGCTCCACGTTGCTTTTCTTGGCGCAGTTCCTCCAGCAGTAAAAGGTTTGGCAGATGTTTCTTTCGCTGATCTGAAAGATTTTACTGTTTATGAATTCGAAGGAATTAAAATCGAAGAAAAGCTTGAGGATGAAGAAACAGAAGAAGAAAACGAAAACGAATTTGCAGAAGAAATTAACACGCTCAATAAAAAAATTGATGATCTGAAAGACTTAGTAAATAATTTCTCAGAAGAAACTTTAACCGAAGATGAAAGAAAGAAGATCTATGAGCGCATAGATTCTCTTTCTTTTTCAGTTAGAGTAAATGAGTTCGAAATGTACTTAAACGAAAAGCTCGCTTATGGTTCAGTAACTCCAGCTATGAAAACTAATCTCTTAAAAATCACAGACTTTTTACAAACACAAAACTTTTCTGATTCTGAATTCTCACAACCGGATTTTCTTACTAAATCAGATACGTTACTAAAATCCTTGGTTGATTCAATCCCTAAAATTATGATGTTTGAAGAAGTTGCAAAAGATGCAGAAGTAGAGGACATTAAAATAAATGAAGCATCTTACGGTGATGTTGAGCTTGACGAAGAAGCTCTTGACCTTCATAAAAAAGCTTTGAAAGTCTGTAAAGATGATGAAATCTCATATAGCGAAGCTATAAATAAATTAACATCAGTAGAAGCTACTGAATAGATCGCTCAGGCATAAAACTTAAACTCCAAGTTTTTCGCCTTCGCTAATTACAAATATATTTATAAAGGATAATATGAAAAATCCATTTTTCTCAACTAGCAATAAAAAAGGAAAGTCCAGTAGCAGCAGAAAAAAAAGCAATACATCAATCTCTAAACATAAAACAAGATCGATTTCAGTTAATGCTAAGATTTTACCGGATGGAATAAACCCAAATGCAAAAAACCCTTTTAAAAGAACTAAGTCTGATAGAACAATCTAAGTCAATAACAAAGTTTAATTTACTTTAACAAGGAGAATAAATCTAATGGGAAGTTTATCTAAAAAAAGAGTAGTTAATCCTGTATTAACAGAACTCGCAAGAGGTTATTCAAACGCTGCTATGATCGCAGATGCTATATTTCCAATGGTATCAGTATCAAAAGAAGCTGGAAAAATTCCAGAATTCACCAAAGAAGCTTTTAAGATTTATAGCACAGAAAGAGCTATCCGAGCAAATAGCAACCGGATAAATCCTGATGATAGAAACGAGATTGATTTTGTATGTGTTGAACACGATCTTGAATATCCGGTTGATTACAGAGAGCAAGAAGATGATGTTTTTGATACACAGAAGCACGCAACTTTTGTAGTTTCAGAAGCAATCGCTTTACGCAGAGAAAAGCTTTGCGCTGATATTGCTCAAGCTACTGGTAATTATGGATCTAATACTGCAACACTTGGAGCAGGAGATAAATTTACTAATACAAGCTCCAACCCATTCACAGCTTTTAAAAATGCTTCCGAAGCAATTAGAGCAGGAATTGCAAAACGCCCGAATGTTGTTATTATTGGCGCTACTGCTTTCGCAGCTCTTAAAGAACATCCGGCATTGATGGAAAGATTAAAATACACACAGACAGGTTTAATCACTCCAGACATTTTAGCAACAATGCTGGACGTTGAAAAAGTTTTTGTTGGTGATTCTATCTATGTAACAGATGCAGGAGTAAACACCGACATTTGGAGTGATAACGTAATTGTTGCTTACGTTCCTTCGCTCAAGACAAGTATTCCACGTTCCATTTATGAGCCTTCTTTTGGATATACGCTCAGGAAAAAAAATCAACCTATTGTTGATACTTATTCTGAAAATGGAAAAGTTCTTTTAGTTCGTTCTACTGATATTTTTGTTCCTAAGTTAGTTGGTTCAGATGCAGGTTATCTGATCTATGATACTAACGCATAATTAACGCTCAGGCACAAAACTTGTAAACAACAAGTTTTTCGCCTTCGCTCATTCTGAATTATTAGTAAGGTTATCAATGCCAAAGCTAAAAGTTGTCTCAAACGTACAAGTACAAAATGTACTTTACAAAACTGGTTTTATAGGTGAATTCGATTCTAAGGATATAAAAGGAATTGAACATTGTTTTGATTCACCTGGTAAAACCGATTCAGTTAAAACAAAAGCTGAAATGCCTAAAAAGAAATCAAAGAAATAAATCTAAGGAGTTAAAAATATGCAGACCGAACAGCCAATTTTAATAACAACTGTAACAGCAACAGCCGATCTTTCAGCAAGTAAAAACCTTTTTATTGGTATTGTTAGCGGAACTATTTGCGGAAATGGAGCAAAAGCTCTCGGTGTTTTAAATGCAAACACAGATAACACAGAAGAAGCTCCAGTTGTTGCGCAAGGTATTGCAATCGTTTATTCAGGCGCAGCAGTAACCGCAGGAGATAAATTACAATCAAATGCAGCCGGGAAAGCTATAACTTATTCCTCCGGTGCTGCTAATGGTTATGCTTTAGATGCTGCAACAGGAGCAGACGAGTTAATCAGAGTTCTTCTTTGTGGTGTTTAATAAACTAAGAATTTTTTATTAACTACTTACTTGGCGCTTGGCACAGTTTTAACAATACCAAAAACTTCGCCAGCGCCTTTTTTTTAAGGAATTATAATTATGCAAAATTCACAACCTAATAAAACATTTAATTATCTTTTCTTGTTTGTTGTTTTATCACTTGCTTTCTTACTGCTTTCAGCAGCTTTCGAAACATTAACAGCTCAGAACTCAGATAAACACGCAAATCAATTAACAGGTTCTCAATCTCTCTATAATGCTTATTCAACAACCCCCGAAGCTTTTAGAATTTTAGGCACAGTAACGCACGTTCAAAAAGGTTTTGTTGATGCAACAAGCACAAGCGCAGATACATTAAGCCGGAATATTTACCCAACAGCAAATGGAGTGGATTCAGTTTTTTCTACTTACTTTCGCTTTACTGTTTCAGCAGACGACACAGTTCAATTATCTTACAGCTCAAGTTTCGATTCTACTGAAATAATAATTCTTTTACCGGATGTTGTTTATACTTCACCCTTTATTGATGTTGCTACAATAAACAATTTTTATTACAAACTTTACGGTACAGCCGGAACGCCCACAACTTACTGGACGCTATTCGGCTTATAAAATTTTTTATCATTACTAAACAGGAGATTTGAAAAATGATCACACGCATATTAAAAATTGTTTTCCTCTTTCTTACTTTTACTTTCACATCACAAGCCCAATGGTGGGTGGACGGTGGAAATATCCTTTACCCTTGGGGTGATGTTTCAATAACAGGAGGAGATTTAACCGTAACAGGTATAACCAATTTAGATAGCACATTAATAGTTGATTCTCTTTCTGTAACAGGAGGCGCAAGTATTGGTGGTTTGGGTTACTTTGGTGATGATTTACATATTGATCCACAAGGTGTTGAATCTTATGATGCAACATTAGTTTATCCAAACCTTGTTTTAACAACATCAAAGCACGATTGGTGGGGCACAGCAGAATTTAGAAATTATTGGAATAGTGGTTATGTATCAGAAACACATTCAACTGCACATTCGGTTGTTCTATCAAATAAACAAATATTCACAGGCTCAGGCGTAATTAACGGTGATGAAGTAGTTAATAACAATAACGAAATTAAGCTTGGTGATACTGATATGCACGCTGATTCTACTTTTGACGGCACTTTTGGTGTCGGACAAGTTTTCATAGGCACTAAAAATGTTTTCTCTACTAAGTTTGGCGCTAATATTTCTGACAATCCATATGCGATTTATTTATATGATTCTTATTTCAAAGGCTTTGCAGGTGGTACAGGAGACACATTGTCATTTACTGATGGTTACTTTGGTTATAACTTTAGAGGATTCGTTACGAATTCTGATGTAAAATATACAGGTGAAGGCGCTAGCTTTCATTCCGATCTTTCTGCTGCTGCAAACTGGTTAGTAACTCCTACTGTTTTTTATCATTTCTTAACCGAAGGAGATTATCCAAGCTATTTTGGTGGAGATATACAATCACAAGGAGCTTATAACTTCGCAACAGATACAAGCACAGCGGCTCAACCTGATATTTACGATTTAGTTTACTCTCCATTTGTAAGTTATTCAGCTTCAACAGTTGCAGCCGGAACTCAAATAAGTTGGATAGCAACAACAGAAAACACAGGAGCAGCCAATATTTTATTAAATGCCTTAGCTCAAAAAGATTTATTAAAAATGCACGATCAGGAACTAGCTGCAGGAGATATAGAAGTCGGACAAGTTGTAACCGCAATTTATGATGGGACAGCTTGGCAGATGACTTCACAAATAGCACAATAAGGTTTTTTGCGTTCAACACTTCCTCCTAGTTGAACAGTAATGCCTCAGTAATCCTCCATACATCAAGAAGGAGCTTGTTGCCCTCAAGCTCCTTTTTTTTCGTTCGTGTTGGCGGGCTTTCGTGATGCAAAGCACTCCGTTGCTTCCCTTCGGGCTTCAATCCCTAACGCTAATAAAAATCTATAAGATCGCTCGATGACTCGCTAAGCAGAGCCGCTCGATGACTCGCTAAGCAGAGCCGCTCGATGACTCGCTAAGCAGAGCCG